CGGGTGGAGGTAGCACACCTTCTGTTAGCCCACTGTTTACCGACAAGGTTGGCGCAAACGCAAAGTATTACCAACTGGGATATGAGCATATAATTGATAATACACAACGAACACTTAGCATACCAACCAACAATACATACTTCTATCCTTTCAGAGCAGACTACACAGGCACATGCACTAAACTAAGTATCTATACAATTGGAAGCACAGCACCCGACCCATCCGAAGTAATTGTAGCAATATACGATAGTGACTCAGAAGGTAAGCCTAGTAGTAGAATTGGAGACCATACGTTTGATACGGGTGGTGCAACCTCTGGAACAACTCTAAACCAAACACTTGATAATTCATTTAGCACTACATCCGGTGAAATATATTATATTGCTTTTACAGCAACCGGAGGAACAGTCGGTTTGTATGGATGGGATAGAAGACCAATGAGAATCGGCTCAAGTTTTATGCCTATCTTCTATTGGAAATATTTTAGGTTGTTATCGGGTGGTGCTGTTCCCGCATCAAGTATTAACGAGTTTTTGTTGTATCAAGGAAATGTAACAGGTTGTCCTAATGTTGTAATGACTTATTCGGGGTTGTGATAAAATGAGAGTAGAAAGGGGAGATGACGGAGTAGATAGACAAAGAGATACTACTTGGGAAGAAGTTGAGTTATTTAGAACAGCAGCCTTGTCATTAATAGACGAGTATCAATTGACTTTACGGTGGAATGATTTAGAAAACAATAAAAAAAGAGATTTGATTGAATACAGAAGAGTATTGTTAGATAAACACTTACATGAATCCGCAAATGAATGGGCAGATGCTATTTTCCTTGCTATGCCTGATTGGTTGTAAACATACGCAAACTCAATAACTACATTTACAACTTTTTCGATTCTGTTTACCCCCTATTTGACAGGTAAAAATGGTAGAAAATTAAACATATGTTCCGCAATATGTGCAGAAACAACCTTGTCTTGAATACACAATAGGTCTAATCCACTCGCAAGTGAGACATACACCTAAATCAAAATCACTTTTCATTATCTGAACCTACATCCCAATTATCAAATATCTCATTGAGGCATCTTAGAAACATTTTACAGTTTGATTTGCTCATTCTGAATGCCCCCATCTTAGATATGCTATACAAGCAAAGGTGAGAAATAATGTTCCTACTGCTAATGGCATAAGGTTGATTTCTATTTCAGCATTTATTACGTCTTTTATTATTCGGTCATCTACTCGAATCATATAGTGTAGTTTCCACACTAGGAGGTAAAAATAAATTACGATTTTATGTGAACAGGAGATTTTTGAAAATAGCGATTTCAAAAACCAAAAAAAAGGCGAGGTGGCCTAGTGAAATTAATCACTAGACCACAACGCTTTACATTCCCTGCACTGCCAAATGTGCAAGGTCTCAGAAGAACCCACTACTCTACCTTCTATTCTTCTAGGGATAGTTTCCCTAGAACACTGAAAGCAGATTTTAGCGAGGGCCACTGCGAACACGCTCATCTTCAATCAAGTTCTCCATGTATTCTTCAATGCTTGACTCACTGTATTTGCTGTTGCCAAAAGCAGCGAAGAATAAAAGAGAAATGATGATGATAAAGACAATCCATCCAAACCATTCCCAAGGACTCATTTACCACTTCACCTCCAATTCTTTCATTTGTTCTTCTTCTATGGAAAACCCTTTCACGATGTTGTTCTCTTTACCGTATACCCATAGGTCATAGACCAACTCGCAATCTTTGAGGCAATAGTCTGCTACTTCACTGTATCTGCCAGCCTTCCAAACTAAAGGTGCGTCTGCACTATCCATTAGTTTCTCACTCCCTAGAGTGTGGTGAACTAAGTTAGATAGGCTATATCTTTCTCCGTATTCCTTGTTTAGTATTCTACTTGTATCGATATAGGCTTTCTTATCGAGATACTCCTTGATACAATAGATATCCATTGCATTCTTCAACACAGCCAAATCAAAAGATACGATGTTATGTCCTAGTAGGACACCATCGTTCTGTCGATGTTCATCTAAGTCAAACTTCAATTGAGATAGTGGTTTTACTGTTACATTCGATTTCCTAATAGACGATATTGGTTCATCAATATAGACAGTTCCTGTACTTCCATCCCATGTGCATACCGTTGAAACCTGAAACATGTGTGTGTTTCCCCACCCTCCTATTTCATGAGAGTAGTTTTTTGTTTCGATATCGAGGGCTAGTACGTTCACTCGTCACCACTTTCCCCTGTCCAAAGACTTGCTACTTTCTTAGCATGAGCCTCTGCTGGATTTGGTGCAACCACTAGATTTGGTTTTACCATCCAAACTACAATGTGTTCTCCACCACCAACAGTCAACAGGGATGACATATACCATCCATCTTTCCCATAGGTGTTTAGGGATTCATTCATTACTTTTGGGCCATCTGCTACGTTAAACACCAAGTATTGATGTTCATATGTATCTTTTTTTGTCATTGTTTTTCCTCCTTATTTTTCATTTTCACATATGCTCGTATACCTATTTTCTTGGTCTCAAACATACTTGAAATCTCCTTAAACTGTCTGTATATCGTTGCTTGTCCTTTCTTAGTATCTTTCCTTACTTTTTCTAACAATAGTGCTTTATTTACCCAACCATCATCATCTTCTCTCAGCAACTTAGTATACGCCATTCTGAATGCATTAACATTTACTTTCTCATGTAAAGCAGTTGCCTTCACCTTCAAGGCTACATCAAGCCACGTTACCAGCGATTTATAGCATTGTCGAATGACCGAAGAGGCTTGACGTACATGCCTTTCGGTGACAACAAACCTCTTTTCTTTGTCTTTTATGTTCGGTGCTTCTGCTATACAACACAGGACTGCAAGCCTAGTCATAGTCTGATTCAGTCTAGTGATGAAGTTTCCAGCAATCTCAAACACTTCGGGTCTACTGCTAGATACATAGTTTCTCATCTTGTTAGATTCATTCTTTAATGCATCATTAAATCCTCTACCAAATCTAATTGTATGTAGAGGGTCATCACCTGCATCTTCATATCTTTCTCTTAGAGCATCGTAGATTAAAGCAAGGTTGTTAGCATGTTTCTGAATAGGTGCATTCTTTGGTTTGATTGTTCCTATCTCATCTAGAATCATCTCTCTCAATTCATCCTGTATTTCCTGTGGAACTTCTTGGATGTAGATGAGGGTTCTTTGAATAACACCTTTCTCTGCAATAATACTAGTCAAGGTCTTTGGAATATATGTTGTAGCATACAGACTTCTCTGACTCCTGCACTCAATCATGTCACCCTGTCGTAGTTTCTTCTGTATAATCCAGTTCTCACCATAGATGGTATTCATCATTTTGTTGAGATACATGATTACATTCTCTTTGTGTTGAGAAGCCTTGAATACACCTGAGTATTCAAACTCATCATAGGCGACTAACCCGCTTCCCTCAAAACCACCGTCAATCTGAACTAGTTGTTCTTCCCAATTGGTGTTGCCTTCTTCATCCTCTACTGCTACTCTTTCTTTCTCAATAGAACCAATTAACGCAGCATCCGTAGCATCATCAACAGAAAACACATCGAAGTTAGTTCCAAACTTAGCATTGATTAATCGCATTGCCTCTTTTGCAACAGGACCAAAGAAATCATACAGGACAGTCTTTCCAGTTCCTGATGTTTGCATCCACAGGAAATGTATTCTCGTATCATCTCTTCTTGTTCCACTCGGTATTGAAACCATGTCTTTGCATAGTTGTCCTAAGATAACAAAGAAACCAATCGTTGCTGGTATCTCATTATACTTCGACATGTCTGCTGCATCTTTCACATACTGTTCTACTACTTTCGGTAAACTGTTCTTCTTTTGAACAGGAGTGGTAATGTTCTCGCTCAATCCCTCATAGTATAGTCGGTCTTCATCATATTCGTCATTTACGTCATTCATATTCATATCTCCATTTTTTCTTCTTTGTTCAGCACATCGATTAACCTCTTGGCAATCACTTTTCCAAATCCATCCAATTCACATATCTCTTCGATGGATGCTTCTCCTATCTCCATGATAGAGCCGAACCTTTCTATCAGGAGTTTTGCTTTCTTCGGGCTTATGCCCTTTATAGTGCATAGCACATCTATTCTCAAATCAGTAGTTGCTATACGTTTTCTGATTATACTAGGAGTGTGTATTTCTCTATCTATTGGATGCATCTTACATACAACAGCAATCAACCTCGCTGCTTGTCTAGTAGATGAGACCCAAACAATACTTGCATCGGTATCCAATATTATCTTGCCAAATGCACCATCGAATTTGTTTCTTAACATTCGTGCTTGACCAGTTTTATTGTTTACATATTGTAAGTGGTTCTCTAAAGCATCATTGAAACTACCATATACAATCACGATGTTGTTGATGAACTTCGCATCCATGTTATCTAGTTGATTCCACAATCTCTTGTTGATTACAGATTGTAAGAAGTCAGTTGCAGACTTTGCTTCAAAACAAACATCAGCGAAAGTATAGTCTCCGATGTCCAACCATTCTTTCTCATATGGTATGTTCATCTCTTTACAATAGGTTTCCACTAAATCAGAGAGTTCTGAGTTTTCTCTAGCATCAATAATCAGTTTATTCATCGTGATACCTCCAACATCTACCTACA